CGGCTGACGCCACAGTGGGTGCGCCCTCGCCGCTTACGCGTGCGGCGGCTTAATTTCTTTTGTTAATAGCCGAATCTAACAAAGTTACTGAAGCCGCCGGCGCAACAGCCGAGGCATTAAAGAAGAGCGCCGCAGGCCTGGTATCCGGGGTGGCCTCAGCTGCCGTTGGGGCCTTGGGTCCCACAGTGCAGGCGTTCCTGGGCCCGGTGAGAGCCATGGCCGACCTTATGGGGTTCGATCGACCCCGCACCGTGGCGGCCGTTACGGCCGTCCGGGCAGACCCCTTCTTCGGGCTCCACCAGTCCTCCGGGCTGGACAACTCCACTCTCATGGCCCTTGACCAAGGGACCACGCTCCCGGTGGTGCCCCAGGCTGGCAGGGAGATGACGGACGAGATGTCGCTCAAGTACCTGGCTGGGCAGCCAAGCCTCCTCGGGACGTTCACTTTCACGCAGACTAACGCGGTCGGGGACGTCCTGTGGTCTGTTCCTGTTGACCCGCGGATGTCCCAGGTGGTGGCCGGTACCCCCAGTGTGGTTTTCCCCACCCACCTCGCTAAGGCGTGCTTTCCATTCCGGCAGTGGCGTGGCTCCATCCGTTACCGATTCTACGTGTTTGCCAGCTCCTTTCACAGCTGCAGGATGCGGTTAGTGTTCACTCCCGGCGACGTTTTGCCCGCGAGCAATTACTATGACAACTACACGAAGATCGTGGATGTTCAGGGCGAGACGGTGTTCGACGCCGTGGTCCCTTTCATGTGGGCCGCCCAGTTCGCCGAGGGAGCGATCGGCACCATACGCGTGTACGTGGAGACCCCCATATCCGAGATCTCCAACGACATGGATGCTCCTATTACCATTCTCGTCTACACGGGTGGGCAGGACGATCTCGAGCTGCGCGACCCCACGGGCTTCATGCTGCTGCCGCAGTCTTCGATCCAGCAAGCTGAGGGCGAGTCTCAACCTTTCGCCGATTTCGCCCAGGCTGGGGAGCCGCTCATGATGAGCGCTCGCGCTGTGAAGGTTGCCGACGGGCAGAACACGGACGTCATCACGCACATCACACAGCTCACGCATCGCCCGTGCCAGTGGATAACCAGCTGTCTTGACCTCGCGTATGCCGCACGTCTTACGTTGGGCGCTCAGTTCGACGGAAACCCCAAGTGGACATACCACACGGAGGCTGACAGCAACTTCATCCTCTTCAACGGGGTTGACTGGTACGAGGGTTACGGCTACTGGTTTCTCCCCGGCAGCAGCCGCGGCATCCCCCGTCTTCTGGACCACTTCGCCTCCTCCTACCTCTTCTGGAGGGGCGGGTCCCGGGTTAAGATGCTGAGCAAGGTGGGCTCCGCGGCATCCGGGGGCCCAGCCTCTAGTGGCCGCATTATGGCGGTCCCAGTGCATCCGTCCCGCACCGCCTACGTGGCGCGAGCTGGCCGCCGCGGGGGGGGTTCCCCCGACGTTGTCGGGCTCATCTGCGACCCACTCGGGACGGACCAGGACGACCTCGACGGTATCACTCACACTAAGAATAGCGTGATCATGCCCGCCGGCACAGTCTATGGGGACCTCAATCGGCAGGACACCTTCGAGGTGGAGGTGCCTTACAACTCCACACGCCTCTACCTCCCTGTA